GACGATGTAGAAAGACTGATGAATATGGTGGATCGCAACCTCGGAGACCACCGATTTGTTTGCTTTTCAGATGTAGATGTGCCGTGCGAGCGGATACCGCTAAAGCACGGCTGGCCAGGCTGGTGGTCTAAGATCGAGCTCTTCTCTTGGGTTTTTGATGGGCCGGTGCTTTACTTTGACCTGGATACAGTTATCTGTGGAGACCTAACAGAGCTGGCCGAATACCCGCACAAGTTCACAATGTTGAAAGATCTTGGCAGCCGTAACACGCCAGCAAGCGGAATGATGGCCTGGAATGGGGACTATTCGCACATTTACCTAACCTTTAAATCTGACCCATCGTTTTACATGACTATGTACTCTGGCAGTCTAAATCTTGGTGACCAGGCGTTTATTGCCAAGAATCAAAAGCCAGACTGCTTGTGGCAACAGATATTCCCCAATAGAATCTTCTCATACAAATTTCATCTTCTTGGCAAGCCAAAACCAGATGAGGCAAAAGTGGTTTGTTTTCATGGGGAACCAAAGGGCTCTGGCTCTGATGGCTGGGTAAGAGATATATGGAGTAATGCAAATGGCAGCAGGTGATTCCGCACTATCGATTTGTTCAGACGCTCTGTTGATGTTGGGCGCTAAAGCTATCTCATCGTTTAACGAGGGAACCAGCGCGGCCAACGTATGTGACCGGCTATACCCAGACATTAAAAACCAGACACTTCTGAATTATCCGTGGTCATTTGTATACAAGAAGATTCAGCTATCTAAATTAATCACCACTCCCACTACAGAATATTCCTACGAGTACCAGCTGCCAGGCGATAGGATTGGGCCACCTCGCCAAGTATTTGTTACTAACGCTGTTGGGGCCAGGCCGATTAAAGGCTACCGAATATTTCAAGACAGGCTGCTGACTAACGAGACAGCCATCTACGTTGACTATCCATATGCCGTCCAAGAGTATGAGATGCCGGTCTACTTTGTTCAGCTGCTCAAGTACATGATGGCCTGGCACCTGTCACTACCAATTACAGACCAGATCGACAAAACTCAATACTGGCAGCAGATTGCTATTGGCGCAGCATCAGAAAATGGCCGCGGTGGATATATGCGAACCGCTACCACTATCGATGGCCAGGGGCAGCCAATCTCTGTGATTGAAGACTACAGCCTAATTGATGTGAGAAATTAATGGCACGCTTTACGTCAATCCAGACCAACTTTTCAACCGGGGAACTTGATCCCCTGTTGCGTGCAAGGGTTGACTTACAGTCTTATTCAAACGCCCTTGAAGAGGCCACCAATGTGGTGGTGCAGCCCCAGGGCGGGATTAGGCGCAGGCCCGGTTCTAAGTACATTATTTCTTTACCAAACAGCAGCTCAGAATCCGTAGCCAATGGCGTGCGCCTGGTGCCGTTTGAATTCTCAACGTCCGATAGCTATATGCTGTGCTTTACTCATAATCGGATGTATGTTTTTAAAAATGCGGTTCAGCAACTGGACATTAATGCAGGCACAATTGATTATTTAGACACAAGCTCTGTTGGTCTTACTGGTGCTAGGCTAGCTAACCTAACCTGGACGCAGTCAGCAGATACATTGATTTTGTGTCACCAGGATATTAACCCCGTAAAGATTGTCCGAGGCGCAAACGATTCTGCGTGGACTGCTAGCGCGTTATCATTTGACAGCATTCCAAAGTACGCCTTTACAATTTCAACTAGCAACCCATCTGGCACGCTTACTCCGTCTGCCGTAAGCGGCAAAGTTACATTGACCGCATCTACCGGCACGCCGTTTAGCGCCGCTTCTGTTGGCCAATATATAAACGCTAGCCCACAAGGACGCGCTAAAATTGTAAAGTACACAAGCGCCACAGTAGTTGACGCAATAGTTGAATTTCCGTTTTTTAATACTTCTGCTATTGCCAATGGATCATGGGAATACGAATCTGGTTATGAGGCTGTATGGTCATCTGGAAAAGGTTGGCCGCGCTCGGTTACATTCCATGAAGGCAGGCTTTTCTTTGCCGGTTCTAAGTCTAGGCCATCGACTGTATGGGGATCTAAGGTTGGATTGTTTTTTGATTTTGAACCAACCGAGGGATTGGACGATGATGCGCTAGAGGCTACACTCGACACAAACACCTTTAACGCAATTGTCGATGTTACTTCTGGCCGAGACCTGCAAATCTTTACAACAGGCGGGGAATTCTATTGCCCACAAGAAGGCTTAGAGCCAATCACGCCAACTAACTTTTTTATGAAGGCGGTTACCAGAAACGGAGCCAAAGAAGGTGTTCGCGTTCAGCAGCTGGAATCGGGAACATTATTTTTGCAACGCCAAGGAAAGTCGCTCAATGAGTTTGCTTTTACAGACACGCAGTTAACCTACGTCACAAGCAAGATATCTCTACTTGCTGGCCATCTTTTAAAATCTCCAACAAGGATGGCTCTGCGCCGGTCAGTTGCTACTGATGAAAACGATTTGCTATTGATCGTTAATAGTACGGGCGGGACAATTGCTGCCTTTTCTTTATTGCGCGTGCAAAACATAATTGCCCCGTCTGAGTTTACAACGGACGGGGAATATATTGATGTCGGTGTAGATCTCACCACAATTTATACGGTGGTAAAACGTACTATAAATAGTACGACCCAATATTTTGTTGAGGTCTTTGATGACAGCTTGCAGCTTGATTCTGCCAAATCTGGCGGCGCAGCTGCATCTGTCTCTATGTCTCACCTTGTAGCCAAATCCGTGCAGGTTATTTTAGATGGTGCTGTACAAGCGGCCCAGACCGTGCCTGGTGGTGGAACGGTGACGTTTCCCAGGTCAGCTGCTAGTTCATACCAGGTAGGTCTTAATTTCACAACACAGGCAGTCACTATGCCGGCAGATATTAAGATTGCATCTGGAACCAGGTTGGCTTACCAAAAGAGAATTCTTGAGGTTAATGCCATTGTTAAAGACACTCAACATATGGTGATAAACGACAATGAAGTCACTTTTAGAAACTTTGACACTCAAAATACGCTTGATGATCCAGTACCTGAATTTACTGGGACAAAAACTATTGACGGGATTCTTGGCTATACAACAGAAGGCAAGATCACTATTAAGCAAACTATTCCGCTAAAGATGACCTTGCTTGGTTTGGAATACAAGATATCTACATATCCTGGGGCATGACATGAATAGATTCAATATTAACGTCCACGGCTTACCGCTCGGTGACCCACACAACCCGCCTGGATCGAGCAGGGTTCAGAACGATCCGTTTACTGCCGCAGCTGTGGCCGCATCTGTTATGTCCGCTTACAGCTCATACCAGCAGGGCCAGATTCAGGGCAAGCAGCTGGAGCTCAAAGGTAGACTAGAGCAAACCCAGTATGACCGCCGGGCGATCCAGTATCAGCAGAAGGCCAACCAGACCCTAGAGAAATTAAAGCGCACGCAGTCTAACCTGGCAGCCAAGGGCTATGCCGGTGGCATCGATCCATTTAGTGGGTCAGTAGATGTGGTGCGAGCTGCAAACGATACGGCTGCCGGGCGAGAGTTTATGATTTACATGGACGATTCTGCCGCCGCTTTCCGGGCCGGTGACATTGCTCTTGAATCAGGAATGGCAGCTGGTGCCGCAGCTCGCCAGGCAGGCAAACTCGATGCAGCCACCAAGCTTTTAATGGCTACGGCAACGGCTGGCAAGGGCGTTAAACCATCGACCTATGCCGATATGTTTGCTCCAGCAAAATTTGTACCGAGTTAAAAAATATGGCACGCATTCCTAGATATCAAGAATCAGGCGTAGTGTCAGGAGATGTGCCTGCTATTAGCACGGCCAATCTTGCCGCCCAGGTAAGTATGCAGCAGGGCATTGGCGCATCCTTAGATAGGTTGTCGCAGTTTGCTTTTGGTGAGGCTAAAGAAAGAGCTGACCAGCAAAACAGAATCCTTGGCATCCAGATGCGAGCCGACCTTGAGGCAGCCGTTGCCAAAGAATTAGAAACTATTGATATGGATGTAACCACAGGAAAGCTTGCTGACTTTGGTGAAATCCAATCTAGGGTTAAATCTTTGCAAGGCTATGCTTCAGGGTTATACAAAGTAGATGTTAACCAGGCTGCCGGGTTAATGAATTCAATAACCCAATCTGGCAAAGCATTGCTTAACAAAAGCAGCAAGCTTATAACCGATGTCTATGGTACAGAGCGAGATAGAATTACAGATCAGACCATTAAGTCATACCAGGTTGCGCTATCAAATGCCTGGCAAACAATAGAAGACCCTCAAGAACTGAAAGCTTTTCAGGACAGGTTAAAAAACACAGTATCTGGAATAGCCTTTAACAACCCATCAAGCTATAACAAATATATGGCTCCCGGTGGCGAGTACGACAAAATGGCCACCAACGCTCGCAATAACGCAATGGCCGAATACTTTACGTCATCTGAATTTAGTCCCACCGGAACTGGCACAGAAATGATTTTAAAACTCAATGCCAATAACGCCGGTAAATATGAGCAACAATGGGCAAGCATGGGTTTTGATGAGCGCAAGGCATTGTTTGAATTGATAGACCAGCGCACGACAATGATTAAACGTGGCATTGAAGCGCAATACACAAATGCTAATTTGCAGGCTGACCC